ACGGCGTTCGATGTGATCTACAGAGACGGGGCAACAGACATCTACTACGTCTACATGCTGCTGAACACCTCGAACGTGCTGCTTCGGCAAATGGTGATCTGATGACAATCGCGGAACTGATACTGATGTGCGAGCGTCGGCTGACCCAGCTTCAAAGCGTTCGAAGCTCTGCTGTCGCGCTGGGCGACATGCAACAGACCGCTCGGATCGACGCAGACCTTGCCGAGACGCAGACGACGCTGAACCAGCTTCAAACCCTGGCGAGCTAAGCCATGCTGCTCACGCTGCTGTCGCAGCAAGGCGCGCTTCCCCCTGTAGTAAGTAGCCAGTTCTACATCAAAGTTGCTGGCGTCTGGAAGCAAGCAACGGTGTACATCAAGGTCGCTGGCGTCTGGAAGGTAGCCACTCCCTACATAAACGTTACTGGAACTTGGAAATGACGCCGGAACTCCAGAAGTATTACGAAGAACGCTTTTCCATGATGGGGACTGTTGGCTGGCGCGAACTCATGGAGGACGTTGACACCATGATAAACTCGCTGAATAATTTGGCAGTCATCGAAAATGAGTCAGACCTTCAGTTTAAAAAAGGCGAATTGTCAATTCTCAACTGGCTGAAGTCGCTTAAAGACGCCAGCGAACGCGCATTCGAGGACTTGAGTTGAACAGAATGTACGAATTCCTCTGTAAAGAGGGGCATCGCACGGAAATGTGGACTGCGTATGAGACGCAAGAAGCCTTGTGCGATTGTGGCAATGCAGCAAAGCGTGTAATTTCTGCTCCAAGGATCAAGTTAGAGGGCTGGTCGGGCAGTTTCCCGTCTGAACACGGGCGATTTGAACGAAAACACCTCGAAAAACTTGCCGCCGAGCGCAAACAAACCTCCTAGAACCCGTTTTGGGCAGGAAAGGCTAGCCAATGATCGTTGATCCCGAAGTTGACGCTGTTTCTGATGAAGTTCCAGAAGAACAGCAGCTTGAAGAAGTCGTTGAATCCGCCGACGATGTAGAGATTCCGGAGAAATACCGGGGCAAAAATCTCGCAGACATTGTGAAGATGCACCAAGAGGCTGAAAAGCTGATTGGGAAGCAGGCACAAGAGGTTGGCGAAGTCAGGAAACTGGCTGACGAACTGATCAAGCAGAATTTGGGGAAAAATCAACCGGCCGTTGAAGAAGCGCCCGAAGTAGATTTCTTTGAAGACCCCCGCAAAGCGGTTTCGGCTACTGTAGACAAGCATCCGGACATCATTGCGGCCAAGCAGGCCACGATGGAACTTAAAAAGATGCAAGTCCAGCAGAAGTTGGGCCAGGAACATCCCGATTACATTCAGATTGCTCAAGACCAAGATTTTGTAGCATGGGTCAAGAGCAGCCCGGTGCGATTGGGGCTGTGGGCAAAGGCAGATGCGGAGTTTGACTATGACTCTGCAAATGAATTGCTCAGTACCTACAAGGAACTGCGTACCGTTCGGCAAAAGCAGGCGAGTGTTTCGAGCGAAAAGGCTCGGCAGACTAGCCTCAAGGCTGCGGCAGTGGATGTAGGTGGCAGTGGGGAATCGTCAAAGCGCATTTACCGTAGGGCAGACCTTATCCGTCTCAAGATGAACGACCCGGCTCGATACGAGGCGCTAGACGCCGAGATCATGCAGGCATATGCCGAAGGCCGGGTTAAATAACCCCACTTCTAGGAGCATCAAATGCCGTATCCCACTCCAGTAGTAACCGCAGCAACCGCAGCAACCTTCATCCCCGAGATTTGGTCGGATGAGATCGTCGCCTCGTACAAGAAAAACCTCGTCATGGCCCCGCTGGTCAAGAAGATGTCTTTCAAAGGCAAGAAGGGCGACACCGTTCGCGTCCCGGTTCCGACTCGCGGCAACGCGACGGCCAAAGGCGCTGGCGCACTGGTCAACATCATTGCCGACACCGAAACCGATGTCGTTGTGAACATCGACCAGCACTTCGAGTACTCGCGCTTCATCGAGGACATCGTGGAAGTCCAGGCGCTTTCCAGCCTGCGTTCGTTCTACACCTCGGATGCGGGCTACTCGCTGGCGCGTCAGATGGACACGTCGCTGATTCGTCTCGGCCGTGCGTTCAACGGCGCAACGGTCGGCACCAACGACTACGCGACGAGCAACACCTCGACCCGCGCTTTCGTTGGTTCGGACGGCACCACCGCGTACAACAGCACCAGCAGCAACGCGGCCGCGCTGACCGATGCGGCGATTCGTCGGACGATTCAGCGTCTGGATGACAACGACACGCCGATGGACAACCGGTTCTTCATCATCCCGCCGTCGAGCCGCAACACGCTCATGGGTCTGGCGCGGTACACCGAGCAGGCGTTTGTCGGCAACGGCAATGCGATCCGCAACGGTGAGATCGGTCAGCTTTACGGCATCCCGGTGTTCACCACCAGCAACGCGGATACCGGCGCTGGCAACAGCGGTACGGATCGTATCTGTCTGATGGGCCACCGTGACGCAATGGTGCTGGTCGAGCAGATGGGCATCCGTTCGCAAGTTCAGTACAAGCAGGAATATCTGGCAACGCTGTACACCGCCGATACCCTGTACGGTGTGAAGGCGCTGCGTGCTGCTCAGTCGGTTGGTGCTGCACTGTCGTCCTCGGCCTACGCTCTGGCTGTCCCGGCCTAATGAACCTCCCCCCATTGCGAAAGTGATGGGGGGATCACCTTTCAGGAGGCATCATGGCAGCAGCAACAGCAGTAGTTTCTCGCAGGGGTAACGACCAGTTCCGTGGTCTGACGACCGATACTTGGGTTGTTTCGGCAACGCTTGATACGGCATCAATTGCCGGGTCTGCAACGACCACCGATACGGTGACCGTCCCTGGCGTGGCTTTGGGCGATCTTGTTATCGGTTTTTCGACGGCAGTTAACCAAGCAGGTCTTCTCCGGTCGGCGTATGTGTCGGCGGCAAATACAGTGACGATTGCTTCGTTCAATCCGACTGGTTCTGCTGTTGATCTGGCTTCGACCACGATTGATCTGATCATCGTTCGGATGGTGTAAGGAACGGGGGGCTTGTCCCCCCGGTTTTTCGAGGATCGTATGGCTACATTTCGATGCCTTCAAAGCGGAAACACGGTGACCTTCACCCTGCCGCATGACATCGCCAGCATGGAAGGGCACACCGGATACGTCCTGCTTGACGAAGATGGCGAGCCTGTTCCGCAGGAACCAGAACCAATGCGCGACGACGTTGCGTTTGTTCCGATTGTCCGCAAGCGCGGCCGACCCAGAAAGGTTTTTTGATGAGTACGTTCTTCCCTGACCCTAATGGCGTTGGCGCTGTTGTTGGCATTGGAACTACCCAATGCTTTACCGTCACGACCTCCAGCGTGCAATCGACTGCGTTCGGCGCGAACACCACCATGATTCGGCTTGCGTGTACGCAAGGTCATTGCCATTTCGCAATTGGGGCGAGCCCGACTGCAAACCTTACGACCAGCCCAATTATTCCGACCAACGAAATTGAATACATCAAGGTTCTTCCTGGGCAAAAGATTGCCGTCATCAAGGATGCGGCTATCACCACTTCCACTGTCTCTGTGACTGAGTTGACCTAAAGGATTAGTCTAATGGCTTCCAAGAAATTCACTCCGTGTCCCGGTTGCAAGACGCCTTCCAAGTGCGCTGCCGCTGGCAAGTGCCTTGCCAAAGCGGGGAAGAAGCGTGCCTACTAAGCAGGGGCTGTACGCGAACATCAACGCCAAGCAAGAGCGCATCAAGGCTGGATCGGGCGAGCGTATGCGAAAGCCCGGTTCCAAAGGCGCTCCGACCGCTGCGGCATTCAAGCGGTCTGCCAAGACGGCGAAAAAGTGAAAACGCCCGCATGGAGCAGGAAAGAAGGCAAGAACCCTGCTGGCGGATTGAATGCCAAGGGTCGGGCGTCGTATAATGCCGATACGGGCGGCAATCTGAAAGCTCCCGTGAAATCCGGAGATAACCCGCGCAGGGCCTCGTTTTTGGCAAGGATGGGGAACATGGCGGGGCCGGAATACAAGGACGGAAAGCCGACGAGGCTGCTTCTGTCCCTTAAGGCTTGGGGCGCATCTAGCAAAGATGATGCCAAAGCCAAGGCCAAAGCCATTTCCACAAGGAACAAAGCAAAAGCAAAATAAACCCTCTGATCGGAGCCTAAGCGCATGAGCGCCACTTACCTTCAAATGGTCAATGACGTACTTGTCAGGCTCCGCGTTCAGCAAGTTGGTTCGGTGTCGGACACCGACTACTCGATGCTGATCGGCAAGTTTGTCAATGATGCCAAGCGTCAAGTTGAAGACGCCTTTGATTGGAACGTGCTGCGTCAGACGGTGGTTGTTACAACGACTCCCGGCGTGTCATCCTACTCGCTCGTTGGGTCGGGCCAAAAGTTCCGCGAACTTGGCGTGATTAACACCTATGGCGGATTCTCAATGTGGAATCTGGCCTATCAAGCCATGCAGGAGAATCTGAACTCCGGCGGTGTTCCTCAAGAGTCGTTGCCAACGTACTACACCTACAACGGCTACGACGCGAACTACGATACCAAGGTTGATCTGTATCCGGTTC